AAGTTTCTAATTTAGTTAAAACGCCATTAAATCAAAATCAATTTAATTCTTGTGTATCTTTAGCTTATAATATTGGAATGGCTAATTTTATGAATAGTACACTTTTAAAATTAGTTAATAAAAATCATAATGATATTTTAATTGGATTAGAATTTAAAAGATGGAATAAAGTAAATAAAAAAGTAGTTGCAGGTTTAACAAGAAGAAGAAATTATGAAGCAGATATTTATTTTACTTAGTTTAGTTTTATTTGGTTGTGGTTCTCGTAAAGTAGTAATACAAGAAATTAAAAAAGATTCTTTGAAACAAATAGAAACTAAAATTGTTACAAAAGAAGAAACAAATATTGCTATTAAAAACGATATTTATACTGATGAATTTACTATTACGCCTTTAGATACTTTAAAAGATATTGTAGTAAACGGTATACCGTACAAGAACGTTGTTTTAAGATACAAAAAAGTAAAAGATAATAGTTTACATATAGAAAAGAAAACAATCGTTAAGAATGAACTTAAAAAGGAATTAACTAAAACTTCAGTTAAAGAATTTAAAAAGGATATAGATAGAAAACAAAATTATTGGAATTATTTATGGTTACTTTTAATTCCAGTTTGTTATTATTTATACAAAAGATTTGTTGCTATTGTTGCATAGTTTATAACTTGTTAAAAACAAATGCTTAATTAAAATTTACTTTACTTTTTTTTATATAAATTTGTGTAATATTTAAAACCAAAATAATATACTTATAAAATATGAAATTAGAATATATAGTTAAATGTGAATATTACGGAAAAAATAAATCTTATAATAAAATATTTTTTGAAGAAAAAGAATATTTAAATTTTAAAAATTGGATTAATTCCACAAGAGGATATACAAATGTTAAGTTCTTAAAAAAAGAAACTAAAGAAAGTTTTAATAAAGATAGTATTGATTTAAATAATAAAATATCAAATAAAAACAAAAAAGAATATTTACAAAGTTTTTTAATAAATAGTAAAAAACCTATATTATTTTTTAAATTTATTTATTGTTTAATAAATGATAATGAAATAGTTTATATTGGTAAGACTATAAATATACAAAGTAGAATTTCAACACATCACAAAGATAAATCAAAGACATTTAACAGTTTTTCAATAGTTGCTAAATTACCAAATGAAATTTCAGATAGTGAACTTTTAAAATTAGAAGAAAAATACATTAAATTATTGAAACCAAAATATAATATAATGCATAATATATAATGAAGAAACCAACTCGTAAAAGTTTAGTAATAAAATTAGACACAATCTTTAGTCAATATATAAGACGCAAAGACGCTATATCTGATATTTCGATATGCGTTACTTGTGGTAAAAAAGACCATTATAAAAAGCTACAATGCGGTCATTTTCAATCACGTTCACATTATTCAACACGATGGGAAGAAAATAATGTAGGAGTTCAATGTTATGGTTGCAATATATCACGTTCAGGTGAACAATATAAATTTAGTCAATATCTTGGTAATAAGTTATCTGAAGAAATGCATATTAAGTCAAAACAAATAGTTAAATTTGCAGATGTGGATTTGATTGATATGATTGAATATTATAATACTAAAATACTGGCTTTAGAAAGTAAAGAAAACTAAAGGGAATACAAATACACTTTACAGTATTGTGGTATCGGGAGCATATACTTGATTGTTATAATATGCGAGTTAGTAAGATATGGTGGGAAAGGCTAACATTTTTTTAAAATATTTTTGTTTTTGTTTCTTTGTTTTAAAAGGCTACTGTAAAAGGTAGCTTTTTTTATTTGTTAAAGTTTTGTTAAAAAAATAGAACTTAGTTTTATATTCAAAAAACAGTTATATATTTGTACTCAGATAACAACAAATAAAAAATAGAAATTATGAAATTAAATGACAAAATTATAGCAACAAAAGGAAGTAGAGTATGTGGAATAGGAACGATATTAGAATTTAGAGAAAATAATAAAGTATATATAGAATGGACAAGAAGTTATAAATCTTCATATAATTTGAAAAATATAGCTTTAGAATCTATTCCTTATAAAATAATTAAAGCTGAAATTAAAGGATTAAAACTTATAGCACCAAAATATATAAAACTTTAAAAACCAAGTGGAGCAGAATACTATAAACTGCATTAACAAACAAAAAAAACAAAATGAAACAACATTTAAAAGATTTCGGATTATCATTAGCATTTATGGCCACACTTACACTAATTTATTTAACACTAACTTTTTATTTTTTATAATATGAAAGATTTAACAGATTTCCAAAGGTTTCAAATCCAAAGTTTACAAGCAAGAATATGCGAACTTGAAAACATTAACAATCAATTATCAGAATATTGCTTTGAAGCATTAACAGATGAAATTACAGCTGAATATAAAACTGTAATTAAAAAAGAAATTTATAACTTAAAAGCAATTTAAAATGAATGAATTAAAAATTACAGTCACAGGAAAAGCTAAAACATCAAAATCATATTTATTATCTATTTTACAAAAATCATTATTAGAAAAAGGCATAATAGATAAAGACAAAAAATTTAAAATAACTTTTGAAGAAATAACAATAAAATAAATAAATTAAAATGGAATTAACATTAAATCAAAAACTGTCTTTAATTCAAAAAGAATTTAAAGCAAACAAATCAAAATTTAATAGTTTTGGTAAATACAATTTTAGAAGTGCTGAAGATATATTAGAAGCATTAAAACCTTACAATGAAAAATATAAAGTAAACTTTACAATTACAGAATCAATGGTAGAATCACAATTTTTACAATTTCCTATGTTACGTTCTGTAGCCTCAATTAACGATGATTTGGACACAATAACTGCTTCTGCTATAGTTGGTGTAGACTTAGAACAAAAAGGAATGCAAATGCCACAAAAGTTTGGTTCTGCAAGTTCATACGCTAAGAAATACGCTTTAGGTAATTTATTACTTATTGATGATTCACAAGATGCTGATGCAACAAATAAGCACGAAAAGAGTACGTCTAAAGAAGAATTAAAATGGTTGAATAAGAATACACCAGAATTTAATAAAGCGGTTGAATATGTAAAAGGTGGAGGTTCCGTTTCTGCAATAGAAGCGAAATATAAAATGACTAAAGAAGTTAAAGAAGAATTAACCAAGTAAATAAAACTGAATAGCTGACAACAGTAAAAAAAGGTAAGCAATAAAAAACAAATAATATGAGTGCATTAATTAATTTAAGTTTAAGAGTTGACAAGTTACCAAAAGAAAAATTTGTTCAAGGAAAAGATGGGGCAGTTTATTACAATTTTACAATTGGAGTAAATGATGATTCAAATCAATGGGGGCAAAATGTTTCTGCTACAGATTCACAAACTAAAGAAGAAAGAGAGGCTAAAAAAGCTAAAACTTATTTAGGAAATGGAACAGTAGTATGGACTGATGGTAACATTAAACTGGCTGATAAAAAAGTAGAAGTTACTGCAAAAGAAGTAGAATCGGATTTACCGTTCTAAATTTAATTTTGTACAATCACTGGGGACTATAAACGCCACATAGAAGTTTAAATAGTCAATGTATGTGCTGCGTATCATTGAACTTACCTAAATTGTACAATTTTTTAAACAAAAAACAAGAAAACAATAATATGGATATAGAAGCACAAAGGTTATTAATGCAAATGTATGAAGAAGATTGCTTTATTAATCCATTAGAAAAAATAGAACATCCAAAACCTGCTATTTCATTTGGCACTAAAAGTTATGAGACAAAAGATGGTGAAGTTAGTTATCCAGTACCTTTAGGAACATACGGAAATTTTAGCTTTATTCAAGCACCACCAAAATCAAAGAAAACGTTTTTTGTATCATTATTATCAGCTGTTTATTTAGCTGAACATTTAGAATCATTTTGCGGTGAATTAAAAGCAAATAGAAATGACAAACATTTAGTACATTTTGATACTGAGCAGGGGAATTTTCACGCTGCAATGGTATTTAAACGCCCAATTGATATGACTGGAATTAAATCAGATAAATATCATACTTTAGCTTTAAGACAATTATCATTTAAAGAAAGAATAGACTTTATAGAGTATTATCTTTATGACAAATTAGAAGGTAAAAATATTGGATTGGTAATTATTGATGGAATAGCTGATTTATGTTCAGACGTAAACAATATAGAAGAATCTAATAATGTAGTGCAAAAGTTAATGAAATGGACAAAGGAATTGAATTGTCATATAATAACTGTAATACACAGTAACTTTGGTTCAGATAAACCTACAGGACATTTAGGTTCATTTTTAGAAAAGAAAACAGAAACACAAATACAATTAGAATTAAACACAGTAAATAAAGGATTAGTAACAGTAAGTTGTAAACGCTCAAGAAACGCATCATTTGAAAACTTTAGTTTTAAAGTTAATAGTTTTGGATTACCACAAGTAGAAGGAGCATTTTATGACCCATTAAAAGACATATTTTAAATGAAAAATTATAAAGTATTAAATCTATACGCTTGTTTAGGAGGTAATAGATACAAATGGACAGATTGTGAAGTTACAGCAGTTGAATTAGACCCTGAAGCTGCAAGATTATATCAAGAAAGATTTCCACAAGATACAGTAATAGTTGCTGATGCACATCAATACTTATTAGACCATTATAAAGAGTTTGATTTTATATGGAGTTCACCGCCTTGTCCAAGTCACACAAGATTAAATATTAGTCAAAAAAATAGAGAATGTTGGAAACCTAAATATCCATCTATGATTTTATATGAGGAAATATTATTTTTACAAAACTTTTACAATGGTAAATTTGTAGTGGAAAATGTTATTCCATATTACGAACCATTAATACAAGCACAAAAAAGGGGTAGACATTTATATTGGACAAATTTTACTTTACCTAATGACTTAAATGAAAGAAAAACTATTGGAATAAGTACAGCAAAAGAAGAAGTTAATAAACTTTGTGTATTTCACGATTATAATTTTAGAAAATATAAAGGAAAACAATCAGTTACAAAAATGGCACGTAATTTAGTAGACTATGAAGCTGGATTAACTATATTTAATGTAGCAAGAGGTATATTTGAAAAACCAAAAACAAATCAATTAGAGTTATTATGAAAACAACAATAAAAAACCATTTAGAAGAATTACAAGTTTCAAACGAAAGAATGTTGCTTTATCATTCAGATAATAAAATGTTAATAAGTTTTTTTAAAGATTTAAAAGAAAAGTTGTTATATTTGAAAGAATTAGTTGATATGGATTCAAAATATAATTGGATTGAAATAGAAAATATAATGAATTTACTAAAAGACAAAGATTCAGAATTAACTAATATCAATGTAAATTTTAAGATTAAAGAAATAACTACAGAAAAAAAAGAAGCATTTTTAACAATTAAAGTTTTATAATTATGATAGTATTATTAGTATTAGTTTTAGCAGTAGTTTTTATAGTAATGAATTTTGTTGATTGTGATATATTAA